GAGGTTCCGCTGTTGCCCACGGTCTGCGTCTGCTCAAGAACGACGGGGAGGCGGGCGAGGGCGACGGTGCCGGTGAGATTCCCCGCATCCACGCTCGTCGGGATCGGGACGATCTCCCACGCCGAACCCGTCCACGCATAGACGCGCCCATTCTGCGTTGATTGCTGTCCAACGGTCGGGCTACTTGGGAACGAGAATGGCATTAGGCTGGCTCCTGCGGCCAAGGGATCGGGCCTTCGCCGCTATAGACGCTGGGGAGGTCGCGGAGGGCCTGTCGGTATGCGGCCCAAGCAGTGCGCTCAACGGGAGCGTCGGCCACTTGAGTCCAATCACTTGCAGAGAGCCGCTGGTTTCGCTCGCGGCGAACGTCGCGCATGTCATGCCGCTCCGGCTCCATTTGCCAGCCTTCTGGCAACTCATCGTTGGGGATGGCCGTGCAGCCATCCGGCGGCGACCAGCCTTCGGGAACGTCGGGCCGGACGAACGTCACGACGCGACCGGCAGCGTTGATGATCGCGAGAGATTGCATGGTTAGTACCAGACAGTGATTCGGACAATGCCATCGCCGCCGTTGCCGCCTGCGCCGCTATTGAATCCATTGACGCTGGCACCACCGCCACCGCCACCGCCACCGGGCAACGCGCCATTGCCGCCGTTGCCGCCTGCACCAGACGCATTGCCACCACCACCACCACCACCTTGCCCAGCAATGCCCATTGCGATAACTGACGCATTGCTGCCCGCGCCGCCGGGGGCAGTGCCACCCGCGCCGCCAAACAAGGTGGCGGAATACATTGAAATCCGGCCACCGGCCCCGCCGTTGAACGCGACATTGCCCGCACTGACGCCGCCGCCACCGCCACCACCAGACCCAGCCGCCGCCGCCTCGCCGCCAGTGTTTGCATTAGCCGTAGCAAAAGACCCGCCACCGGAAGAACTGGCGAAGGTTCCTGCCCAAGCACCGCCACCCGCCGCGCCGGTGCCACCGCCACCGTTCCCAGGCGCACCGCCGCCAGCATGAACTATCTTGTCTAACGCAGCAAACGAACCGCCCCTGTATCGCACATCCGAAGTGGCAGTGCCGGTGCTTCCAGACCCATTCGCGCCGTCGGTGTCATCTGTTGTTCGCGCGGCCCCACCAGCACCGCCGCCGCCAACAATGACACTGACATTTCGCGTCAACAGGTCCGCGATAACATATTGCGCAACGCTGCGGCTGCCGCCGCCACCGCCACCACCGCCAAAACGCGCGTTACCGGCGGCCCATCGTCGCCCGCTGCCGCCGCCACCGCCGCCGCCAACTGCCTCAATGACAACTATTCGACCGTTGGGGATCGTCCAATCCCATGCGCCAGTGCCTATCGTTGAGTTTTGAGTGGCATCGGAGGGGGCAGTCGTTCGGAAAAACGTGAACGTTTCTGACGGGCCAGTCTGCCAGACTCCATCCCCACGCAGGAACGTCGTGTTGTCCGCCGTGCCGCTGCCAAGACGGGCCGCAGAAACCACCCCGCTCGTAATGTCACTGGCAGCATGGCTATGAACCGGCAGGAACGCCCCCGCAGGGCCGATCTCGGCGTATTGTGAACCTACCCAGCGGTAGGCGCGGCCCGCGTCGGTGGCGATGTAGAGCAGGCTGGCATTGCCCGTGGCGGGGAAGTTCGCGGTCGTGAGGTATTCGACCACCTCTTCTGGCGAGGCAGCGGCGACGGCAGCGGCGAAGTCGGTGATCTGACTTGCGCTATGCGTATGAGAGACGGCAGCCTTGCCGTCCAGCGCCGTCTGCAATCCGGTCACGTCGCTGATCACATGACCGTGGGAGGCAGCCGCATACGAGCCGCTCGCCTGCTTTCCGTCGAGAGCCGCCGACAAGCCCGTTACATCCGCAATCACGTGGCCGTGCGCGGACGGCGAAAACGTCGCGGGCTTTCCAGTGATGTCGGCCCACGCAACAGCCCCGGCACTGGTGACGGTCAGCGTGAGCGTCGAGCCTGCCGCCGCCCATGTTCCGCCGACAGCCGCAAGCGTTACAGCGCCGGTCAGCCCCTGTAGCGATGTGACGCCGCCAGCACCAGGAGCCCCCGCCGGGCCAACCGGCCCCTGCGGGCCGGCGACGCCGTTGGCAGCGAAGTACGCCCCGATCTGCTGGACGCTCGTCCGCTTCGTAGCGTTGGCGCTCGACACGATGAGCAGGTCGGTCCCCGAAACGGTCGTGACGGCTGGCAATTCGCTGACGCGCTTTTGGAGTGCCATGTGGTCCCTTAGTCGGCTGCCAGCGGGATAACGATTTCGTCGCCCTGCTCCGTCACGATAAACGTGATGTCGCGGTCGATCTGCTTCGTGTGAATGCGGAGGATCGTCTGGAACGCGTCTGCGTAGTGGAATATCGGCACGCCACGGGGGGCGGTCACTTCATACAACGTCGCCACGCCGTCAAGCGTCTCGAAGATGATGTCGCCACGCCTCGGCTCGCCATACGGGAGCTCGTCTGTCTTGACCAAGTAGTCGCGGCTCTCCCAGGCTTCAATCACGCCGTTTTGCCCTTGAGCCTCAAACGTCGAGCGGCTGATCGAGGCGGTCATCTGGGCCGTGTTGTTTCCCCGCTTGTAGGCACAGAGCGTCCCAGCCGACTGCTTGAGTTGGGCTGCGAGCCACGCGGAACCGGAGCGGAGAAGGTCGGCCATTTCGTTGCCTCAAGAAAAGCCACCGCCGCAACGCCCCGGCGGCGCGCTGGAGGTGATAGCGCACCTGCCGGGGGTTGCGGTGTGGACTCGCGTGCTCAACCGATGTTGATGAGCACCTGGACGGTCGTGTCGGCAGACGCAGCGGCCTTCGCCGCCTTGCCGGCACGCTTGTTGTCCGTGGCAGTCGTCGTGATGTTGCCAGCCGTTGCGTCCCAGTAGACGACAGCGCCCTGGCTGATCGCCTTGCCGCTGGACGCAGCCGACTTCGGCATCGTCCAGACGCCTTCGACGGCGACGGCACCGAGAGCGTTGGCAGCGATGGCACGAGGAGCCACCGCCACGAGGTCAGCCAGAACGACCACGTCGCCAGCCGACACAGCGGCAGACGGCGTGTAGTCGATGAGATCGCCGCCTTGAACGTAAGAAGCCATTGAGATCACCTGCTTTCTTGGAAATGGGTTTGGTTGAATCATGCCGCCGGGCGGGAGTCAGCCCCCGCCCGGCGGTCACGGTTTGTCAGACTAGGTCGCGTCGCCCTTCACGGAGGCGAGGTACTCGGCCTTGGCGACGCCAAAGTCGAAGTAGCCACGCATCTGCACGCCGAGCGTGTTGAAGTCGGCTTCCGCCGTCTCCACCACCGGGCTCTGCACGCCGTTGAGGAACGCCACTTCCATCGCCGGCAGGTCGGCCGGGCTGGCGACGAGGTAGTAGTCCTCCGCACTCGACAGGTACGAGGTCGGAACGACCTGGTAGCGACCGGCGAGCACGTTCACGTTGGGGACCGTCGAAGAGCCGCCGACCAGGAGCGAAGCGCCCATGATCTCGGCAGCGGCAATCTCAAGGTCCGCCGGCACCAGCAGGATGCGGGGATCAACCGCAACCGGGTTGCCATCCGGATCCTTCAGCTTGCGGAACTTCGTCACGAGCTTCTTCAGGTTGGTGAGCGAAAGCGCACCAGCCGTCGATTCGAGGTTCCCACGGCCCGAGGTGTACCAGGTGTTGTGGTTCGCCTGGAACTCAGTCCAGAAAGCGTCGTTCAGGGCAAGAGCGCCGCCCCTTCCCAACTTCTGCGGCACAGCGGTCAGAGCGCCGAGATCATCGTTGATGATGTCGGTGCGGGTGACGGAGGTCATGATGCCGTAGGTGTCGGCCGAGATGGTCCGGCTCTCGTCGCTCACAGCGGCGTTCTTGAGCTCGCCACCGTTGGCGACCTTCTCGAACTTCATGCCGCCGTTGAGCCGGTACGAGGTCATCGTCTTGAAGTCGTTGACCGAACGCACCGAAGAGATCGACCGCCACGAGCTTTCGACGCCGTTGAAACCGGCGAGGAGGAACTTGTTGACGGTGCTCGACAGGATGCCGGCGATCGAGTGGGTCGCCCACGCGGCCTGCATGATGGGACGCAGCGTCGAGGCGGTCAGGCGGCGCGGGCCGTCGTAACCGTTCGCCTCGGCCGCAGCGACCAGCACTTCGCCGAGGCTCGTCGACCGCTGCACCTTGGCAGCCGCTTCGAGGGTCTTGGCGTCGTAGTGCTTTTCGATCTGCGGAAGGCCGCCTTGAAGGGCGAAGGACGCTTCGATCACGGCCGCCTGGTTCTCAGGAGCCTTGGAGACGTGAACGGCCGGAGCCGCCGGACGCTCGTCGCGGGTAGCGGTGAGCTTTTCCATGTTGGAAACCTTCTGGGTAAGGGCTTCGATCTGTGCCTTGAGCTCGTCGCTCGAACCGGCTTCGACCTTGGGGGCTTCCACGGCGACGCTCGCCGGGGCTTCCACCGCAGCAGCCACGACGGGCTCCTCGATGGGCGTTTCGCTGGCGTTGTCCGCCATGGTTTGCTCCTGGGCCTCTTCGGCCGCGATAGAGACAGCCGTGCTGCGATCCGCCCCGAGCGTCACGAATGACGTTTCGCGGAGAGTCGACGCACGGACGATGCGAACAGGCCCAACGTGGGACTGCCCGTTTGCGGTTGTGGCCTGGTCTTCGCCAAACTTGAGATGCCGACCGACATCGGCACCGACGCTGGCCTGCCACTGGTAGCCACGCTCGGCGAGGGCGAGCACTTGGCGAGCGTTCTCGCTTTCGGCGAGGATCTCGCCTTCAACGATGAGTTGACCGCCCTGCACGCTCGGCACGCCTTGCCCGAGGATCGACCCGAGGGCGTAGTCGTGGCCGATGACAATCGGGATCGTGCTCGGCAGCGACATCCCGGCAAGGTCGATCACGACCGGCTCGCGGCTCCACCCCTGCCGAATCGGCGCGCCGGTGTAGGCCACGATGCGGAACTTCTTCGGCCCCGGCGCGGACTCGCCGTCAGCGGCCTGGAGGAAGGTCACGTTGGTTGAAAGCTTGATGCTGCTCATAGGAACTCCACGAGGTCGAATGTGTCGTCGAGATCGTCGTAGTCGTTCATGCGTCGGCCCCCTCGGGGTCGCCGTTCTCGTCGAGCGTGCCGCCGTAGTTCACTTCCGGTGTGAAGTCGACGAAGAGACCGAGCTCCTTCTGGAGAGCGACCTCGGCCGCCCGCTGCCGCAACTCAACGTCCCACCGCTTGCCCTGCCGGGCGTATTCAGCGGCGAGCGTGGTCGTGTGAGTGCGAAGCCGCGTCTCGGCGGCGTTGGCTTCCTTCGCCGGGTCGACGTGGTCTTTGCCGTCCCACACCCAACCCCAATTCCACTCGGAGAACGGCGGCATCCCGGCAGGCAGCAGGCCCGCAAGCGCGGCCTCGTTGACCCACGCCGACAGCAGACGATCAAGCATCGTCCGCTCGATCTGGTCACGCTCTACGCGCTGCGTCATCGCATAGACCTGGTGATCCATGCGACCGCTGGCGTAGTTGTAGGACGACGAATTCAGAGCCCCGACGTTGAATGGAATCTGAAGGCAGCGAAAGATTTCGTTGAGGATCTCGGTCTTGAAATCCTTGTAGGTGCTCGTCGGTTGCTCGGCCTTCAGTTGGGAAATATCCCAGCCTTCGGGCAGCGTGGTCAGCGTCCGCTTGCTGATCTCCAGAGCCGCGAACGACTCGACCTCGTCGACCTCCGCAGCCGGGGAGTTGCTGTGGATGAACGCAGCCAGGTCGGCCGCCGTCTCCGCAGCGGCGATGACCGCCTCGGTGTAGCGACGCAGTTGGCCGAAGAGCTTGAGAGCGGGGGCGACCTCGGGGACGCCGCGATGCTGGCCCGGTCGCGAGGGCTTGAACCAATGCACCATCTGCGCCGCCGGAACCCGCTGAAACTCCAGCGTGTTGACGCGGAAGTTCGAGCCGGGGTGGAAGTTCAAGACTTGATAGGCGACGACGTTGCCGATCTGGTCGAACTCGACGCCGTCGACCGTGTTGCCCTCGGGCGTGATCGTCGATGCCATAAGCTCGGTCGGCGTCGCCACCATCTCGGCCTCGACGAGCCGCACGTCGAGCGTCACGCCGTTGAGCCGGGGATTCGTGACCATGAGCGCGAACGCTTCGCCGTCCACGACCAGGGCTTCCCGCATCGTCCGCAGCTTGGCGGGCAGGTCGATCGCCCAGCCCCAGTCGAAGAAGAGCCGCTCGACGAGCCGATCCGCTTCCACGTCGCCCGTGTCGAGTTGGAGCCGTGGGCCGGTGCCGATGAGGTCGCACGCCAGCGTTGACGAGATGCCAGCGAGGTAGGAGTTATTTGCGCGTTCGTACCTTGCCCGGTTGCGGAGCGTCTTCCGAACCATCGGCGACAGGGCGGCATCCGCCGAAAAAGCGTCGCTGTTGGCCCAGTGCTTGTAGTCGTCGCCCGCACTGGCAGCGTCGTAACGCGCACGGACCACCGGAACCACCGCAGGGCGGGGCGTCTGCTTGCCTCGGAACAGGTCGAGAAACGCCACTCAGATAGTCCCAGGAGGGATGATGCGATTGAAGCGCAGCCCACGATTTGCCTTCGTCGACGCAGCCTTCGCCGCGAGGTACTTGTCGGCCTCGATGATCTGATCGAGATCGTGGGCCTCGACCTCACCCGCGTCGGTGCGGACGCGCTTCGGGCCGACTGCCGCCTCGGCCAGCTTGTTGGATACTTCGTCGCTCATAACAGCGACGGTAGACCGACACAGGGGGTAGACCGTAGGGGGTCTAGCCTCAGACCAGCGACCACTCCCCGTCACGACGCTCGTAGAGGCTGACCTCCACCGCACCCAGACGCCGGGCAATGTCGGCCGTCACGGGCGAGAAGACCGCGAGATCCTCCGCGCCGTCGATCACGCCAGCACCCAAGAGAAACGCCGATAGCGCCGTGGCTATGCCGCGCCCACGGTGCCGCTCGCCCGTAAACTGCTCAAGCGTCTGGTGGTTATTCCAGACGTGCGAGCACGCCCACGCGATCAATGCCCCGTCCTCGTGCCAGAGAGCAATCGGCGTATCCGACGAGCCATTGCCGTCGAGAACTCGACGCACTTCGAGATTGAAGTCGCTCCCCGGCTTCGTCAGTCGGTAGCAGATGGCGAGAGCGTCTTGGGGCTCCATGCCGTCAACGGTCGTGAGGATGATGCTTGGCATCCTCGCAGCATGGCAACGCTGTCAAGTTCCGAGCTTCTTGAGCGTGATGATCTTCTTGCCGCCCGGCCCGGTTGGGAGCGCCGCCTTCTTGCGCTGCCGCCCGCCCGCCTCCGTCGCAATCGGGTGGACGCCCGCAATCGACGCCGCGACCGCAGAGCCGACGAGGCAGTCGAGCCAGTGGTTATCCCTTCCGCCCATCTTCCACTCATCGACCACCCGGCCACGGGCCTCGGTCCTCACCGGGTATTCGCTCGTCAGGTGCTCGAATAGGAGATCGTGCTGCCCGGCGTGGAACGCGATCGCCTCGGGGTCGCCCATCTGCAACCGCAGGCGAGCCGCGACGAAGGTCTTGTAAAAGTTCGTGTCGTAGAGGCACGACCGCTGCCCCTCGCTGATTTGGCCGACTTTCCAGTTGAGCCCGATGCGGTCGCCCCGGCTTTTCTTTTCGCCGATGGGCTGGCTCGACGCGCCGATGCCTTTGCCGTGGCTCGGCAGGATCGCACCGGCAAACGCCGACCGCCGGCAGAATGTGCGGATCGTCCCGGTGCTCTGCCCCCAATTGGCGTCGATCATCATCTGCGTGATTCGCATCGCCGCCCCGTCCTCGCGTTT